ATTGTAACTAAATGAATCCCATAACATTAATTCATTTAAAGGTAATTCTTTTACACCTGGTTTTTTACAAAATGCAGATATAGGTGCTCTCCACCATATACCACCATCTGTCATCATATAATGAAACAAAGGTACTTGTTTTGGTATTGATGTAAAACCAAATACTACACACTCAAAGTATTTATCATGAGAGTCTTTTTGATCTCTCAGATAATTACCTCTTACATAACATTCTATTACTGGGATATTAGCGTTTAAATACATATTTACTCCTGATCATCATGCCAACGTTCATTAATTTTTTCTGCCATCCAAAATGCTACTGGAATACAAAATATAAAAGTAATTTCTGCGGCTCTTAATATACTTACATCCCATAATTTATATACTATATGATGAATGAATATGGGTATACATCCACCTACAAATAATAATATAGCCATTCTTATTTCAAAAGGTAATTTATTCATGATTGTCCCATTACCCAAAGCATAATAAATATATAACAAATAGGTTCCATTATATATCTTGACTATGACTTAGCATTTGTTGTTTAACTTTTTGTTTATTTCTTTTATATATTTTTTTATGTTCAATAATTTTATTTTTAAATTTTAAAAGAGCTTGAACTATTGGGTTTCT